GTAGTAGTATGGGTCAATCACCGCGTCAGGACCACCACCCAAACTTGGGGTCTTCACCCACGTTCCGGCCACGTAGGTCCCACCACTCTTGAGAAGCGGGAGGGAGACCTGAGTATTGCCCACCACTCCAGCCTGTTGAGCACCAGGAGTGTCGTTGGTGGACGGGAGGAGTACGAAGTTGGCCGAGGCGACGAAGCAGTACCACCCGATGCGATATTGGAGGTTGTCATCGCCCGGAGGCTCAAAGAAGCGCCTCTGACACTGTCCCTCTACGCCGTCCTCCTGATACATCGCGATGACGTCGGGATCGTAGAAGCCCGTCGACTCATTGTTCACGTAGTACTGTGAGCCCACCTGCCAGGGAACGAAATCCTTCGGAGCGCTGAGTGTTCCGTCGAGGATGAAGCCCGTGGGTGGGAGTGAGGGATCGGAGAACTCGAAGTTCCTCAGTACCACGATAAGTGAATTCTCGACATCGGGATTCCTGAACACGTCGCCCTGCGTGTAGATTCCAGGTTGCCACTTCTGGATCTTCTTGATGGCGAGATTGTTGTACAGGACCTGAGCCGTCTCACTGGAGCTGTACGGTGTGTAGGCCTGGACCACTGGCCACGCGGCCTCAGTCTGTCCGGAGTCGGGATCACCGATAGTCAGGAGATCGTTGACGGAGAACGTCTCCAGCTGTGTCTTGAAGTCGAGGAGACGAGTGGAGACCACCGCGGTTGGATCGACACCGACGGGTGTGGAGTACGCACGTGAGCCGATAATGTCCGGCTCGGAGTATCTCGTGTTGGCGGGGAAAGTCTGAATGAGTGCCGAGTTCACATCGGCCACTGACGGATCGTAGTCGGCGGGGAATGTGGAACCAGGGGTCAGGATGGAGAACAGGTCGTCGCGGATCCCCAACGAAAACGTCTTCAGGAAACCGGCGTAATCGGCGGTGGGATCGTAGGAGAGATCGATCTCGTACTGGACCTGACTCAGCTGGATCGGGTAGACGTGCCCCTCCATCTCTAGGGGGATTGAGAAGTCCACCACATTCTGTGCCCTACTCACCTGCTCGGGAGTGGGTTCAGAGCCGTCAGGATTGAGAAAGAAGAAGGAGATGTGCCCGTTGGCTCCCATGTAGTCATTCAGCCACACGTAGTTGTACTGGGACGACCGGTTTGGGAGAACCGCGGTGAATGTGCCGACACCGAACAGATCCTCGAACACATCCTGCCAGTCCTGCGCTGACACCGGATTACGACGACGGATGAGGGTGAAGAAACGCTCCTGCGTCTCGTCAAGGGTCTCAACGTCAGAGCCACCGACCGCGGCGATCGTGTTAGTGACACTCTCGACGAGAATGTCCAGCGATGTCGCTTGAGTGATCGTATCCGGTGCCACATTATTGAACGTGCCCACCAGTACAGACGACGCTGGGACTTGGCCCGAACTCTCATTCGCGGCGAAGACCAGATCTTGGGTCGTTACGAAATCCAGCGACTCCCCACCGGTGAGATTGGCGTTGGTGGAGAATATGGTCCCAGCTGGGATGACACTCTGAAAGCCTTGAGGCTGGATGTTGACCACAAGACGAGTGGTGGACGGTGTTCCGAGACGCCGCATGGCTCCAAGGAACGGACCGATCCACTCGATAAGAATCGACTGAGGAAGTTGGTTCGCCCAGAATAGGAATTCTCCCTGAGCGAAGGCCTGACCCTCGAGGAGGGCCATGAGGGGGTTGCCTGCGCTGAAATCATTCAGCTTGGCATTCGAAGCATCATAGACCCTTTTCGCAGCCTCGTTAACAAGCTGCGCCTCAGTCCGAGGGTCAATGTTTACCGCCGGTAACGGAGCATAACGAGGCATAGCTTATCAGCCAACAGGGCACTGGTTGCTGGCAGGTGTGCCAGCGTAGTTATTGCAGGGGGAGTCCGCACGAGCGTAGAATCCGTTGTCGATGTAGAGACGATTGAGACGCTCCTTCAGCATCAACACGGTGACCAGATCGGCGTCCGCCATCGAACTGAACTTCTGGTCGAAAGTGGGGTTGGCAACACCCCCAGCGTACTCGAACTTGGTATTTGTCGTGAATGACAGTGGGGCGTTCAGAGGGTTGTTCTGAGGAATACCGAGGTCGAAACATGAGGCACCCTCGGACTGTGTGTAGCCGAAGTTCCACGGTCCAGTTACGGTTTTGGCGCCTGAGATAGGCGGTGTGTTGAAACAACCCGATTGCTCACCCGCGAGTGTCACATAGCGAGAGTCGACACCATTGGGACCACTGAACAGTAGCGAGTCCAGACCCAATTGGGGGTAGTGCCAATCCAAATCGGCACCGTCAAAATATATTTGCTTCGCCCCGTTCAGCCACTGGCTCGTAACGATCACGCCCGAGCTGAAAGTAGTCTTCGCCATCCGAAGGTGTACAGTTCTGTTGGTCGAGTTTTACCCATGAAAAAGCCCCCGAACGGAGACCGTCGGGGGCAGAATGTGAGAATCGGATCAGGTGCGTTCCCAGTAATTACATGTCATCGAAACTTCGATGGTCTGTACGTCGCCGCTGTCGCGAGCCACCTCAGCGGTGGTGATGGATGTCAGCAGGCACTCATAGAGAACGTACTGACCGCCACCAGGACCGGACTGGAGACCGTCGCAGGAGCGAGGTGTCACAGTCACGGTGATCTTTTGACAGTTGTAGTCGATCCAAAACTGTTCTAAGGGTTTGAACTGGGCTGGATCGTATGGAGCGCCAAGTGTGATGTCGTCAGCGGTGCGGGGACCGACAACGTGGTAGATCCGGTTACCTGTGCCGTTGGCGTAGGTGGATGAGTCGCTGGAGTCCTGAACTCCCGAGAACTCGGTGAAGACCGCAGTGAAGGTCGGGCCGCCAGCGGCGGTGAAGGACACTTCGTACTGGGCCTTTGTCAGTGGACGCAGAATAGCCATGGGATCACCTCCTTATTACTAGCCTAAATCAGGCCAGGATGTCGGTGATCATCGCGCCAGAACCGATGAGACCAGTGGTGCCAAGGCCCACAGGGTGCACAGCACGCTCGACGGTGATCTCAGCGCGGACCACACGACGCTCGCGGATGTAGTACTCAGGACGAACGGCAGGGGTGCCGGTCAGCTGGTAGGTGTAAGCGAATGCCGGAGTAGCAGCGTTGGCGCCACCAGCAGGCATCACGGCGTCAGAAGGACCGTTCGGGCTGTAGAACAGCAGCACGCCGTTCTCAGGGAACACGGGCAGCAGCTGACCGTTCTCGGCCAGATAACGACCCTCAGCCACACGAATACCGCGCTCCAGGCCGAAGTAGCGAGCAAGCATGTCCACGTCGATCGAGTCGGCGGTGGTGTACTTGATACGCTCAAGGATGCTCTGGTTGGTCAGCAGTTGGTCGAAGATCGCGGTGCCCACGATCATCGAGTTCGGGCGGATACCGATCTGGTAGGACACGCTACGCTTCAGGGTCAGCACAGCCTCGATCGGGTTCGACACGGGATCGCCCCAAGGAGCGGCACCAGCGGCGGCACCGTAGGAGGTCTGGAACTGGGTGAAGGTTTCGAAACCGAGGCCAGTCTGGGAGCCAGGCACGCCGTTGTAAGGCTCGTAAGGGTTGAAGGAACCGGTCACGGTCACCACTTCAGCCACGGTCTTCTCGTAGGCGTTCATCAGGCGGGACATCGCGTTGCGAGTTTCAATCGCACGCAGATCAACCTGGGCAGGACCTTCGCCGGCGTTCTCAATGACTTCTTCCGGCAGTTCCCAAGCCACCACTTCCTGTTCCAGGGCGTAGGGCTCGCTGTCGTAACGAGTCTGCACGTACGGAATGTTGGTTCCGTAAGCACGACGGAAGTCGTTGATGGCGAACTGTTCCTTGCCGAAGCGCAGGATACGGCCAGCACGAGTCGGGGTATCCACCACAGGCGCGATGAAGTTCGCGATATTGGTGGAGGGGAGCATGAAACCTTGTGCAAGCGTCGTCAGAATAGGATCGACGCCCGCATAGGTTTGGGCTAGGTTCATCATGGGAGGGAGTACTCCGTAATTTTGATGTAGATGATTTCAACGGGTTGCAACCGCTTGGGCTTACACCCTTGAAAAAGAGCAGCCAAGCAGTCAACAACCAGATTATCAGCTGAAGGAAACGGTAACCATGTTGCGACCACCGATGTTGATGATGTCGCGGATGGTGGGCACAGTGCCGTCAGCTTGAACAGCGGTACCGGAGGCAGAAGCCTGACCGATGGCGTTCACGAGCAGTGGGCTGTTGTAGGCGATAGGAGCGGAAGCGGGATCCACTTCCACGAGCAGCAGACCGGAGGTAGCCACGGTAGCCAGACGAGGGGAAGCGGGAGCGTCAGCGAACAGGGGGATGAAGGCTTGGTTCACACCCAGGATTGTAGTGGGGGTTGCACCCGGCAGGGTGCAGGTGCCCACTTGAGTGCCGGCACTCACGCAACGGAATTCGCCGATGGCCACAGAAGGATCTGCGGTGAAGGTTTCAGCGAAACGGATGTACTGTTTCCCGTAAGCAGGAGCAGCATTAGTCGATGTAAACATGTCTCAAAATCGTTGGGACTTTAATGGTGAACAAAAGCTCACCGGTTGAGCTTGTTTTACCCCTAGCGGTATTCAATTCGACACCGGCAGTGGTCGTAACAGCGGCAGCCTCTTCCGGGCATTGGGAGTGACCCAATGGGCTGCCAACCCATGTCGTCGTACCTACGACAGTCTGGGCAGGTATGCTTATCCTCAACGGCTAGACGCCGCATCAGACGGTAACCCTTCTGTTTGTTGTCCATGAAGACACCAAGTTCGAAGAAGCTGTAAGCGGGATTGGCTATGTACCGAATCACACGTCCGAGGAGTCCGACCCAAGTCTTTCCGGGTGCACGTCTCCCCTTCGTTTCGGCTTTGGCGCGCTCTTCGGCGGGAATTCCCTTCCACTGGGGCTGGAGATCGGCTTCCGGTGTGATGTTCTTGGTTCCGCCCTGTTGGGACTGAAGGGCCATCACTCCAGCAGCTCCACTATTTTGGGAGCGTGAATTGGACGGTCCCGAAACACTCATCACTCCAGCAGCTCCCCCATTCTGAGAACGTGGACTGGGTTGACCCTGGCTTCCGGTCTGTCCCGGAATATCCATCCACATCATCAGGGGATCGTCGTCCTCATCTTGCCACCAGTAGTCCTCATCGGAGTAGTCGGCGAAGTCGATGGAGTCATCCCCGTAGCGGAGAACACCCTCGTCGATGTAGTCCTTCGTCTCCTTGAGGAAGACGTTCAACGGGGTGAGCTGGCTGACAACTTCAGGCCAGGCGCGTTCCATTTTCTGTTTGGGTTGCGATTCGCCCGCGCCAAGGTAGACGGCCGCGAGAGCGGAGGTGAGGGTTTTGTCGATGAGAGCACGTTCGTACTCCTCGAATTTCATCTGCTGATCACGGAGACCCTGCACGATGACTTTCCCCTCAGCCTTCATTCTCTTTTCCAACTCACTGAGCTCTGGGAATTGCTTCGCCAGACGCTCAGCTTGTCGGAAATAGGTGTCTCTCTGACGTGTGGCTAGGCCAACCATCGAGAGAAGATCCATCTCAGGAGTACATCGCCTTCTTCAGGGCTTCGACGTAATCCATCTCTCCACCGCTCTTCTCCACCATCTGGAGCGCGCGTTGGTGAGGATCGAGGTCGGCCTCCTCCACGAACTTCATGGAACCACCAGCGTACTCGCTGAAGTCCACGAGGTTGGGCAGGTTGTTGAGGATGCTGAACAGCAGACCAGTGGCGGTCTCACCTTCGGAGAATTCCAGCACACCAAACTCCAGACCTTCAGCGAACTCGACGAGTTTACGCTCTGGGATGATGGAATCCACCATTTGGCCGCGCTCGTACAGACCTTCCACGAAGCTGTGGATCTGCTCACGACGGTGAGAGATCTGAGCCTCACGGTACTCCTGCTTGATGCGGGCGTTCTCGGCCTTGAGGGCTTGGAGTTCGGCGTAGAACTCGGCGAATGCCATCTCCTCCTCGTCGTCCTCGTCGTGCTCCTTGTAGGCACGGGACATCCGCTTGGGCTCCATGTCGCAGAACTCCTCATCCATTTCGTCCTCGTCCTCCTTGTAGGTGGAACCGAAGCCGGTGCGGGTGTAAGGGTTGTCGTCCTCGTCATGCTCGGCGTAGCCAGTGGTGACTCCGGAAGGTCCGGTCTCCTCACCAACTCCACCGTCATACTCACCGCTGAGCATGTCCTTCTTGGACTTGGGAACGCCCATCTGACGATTGGCTTCCTCGGAGTGCTTGTCCTCGAACTTCATGAGCTCCTTAGTCTCATGAGCCTTGCCGTACTCACCCTCCTCACGCTGACGCTTGGCCTCGAATCCGCGGTCTGCGGCGGCCTTACGCTCACGGGTGGACTCCTTATGATCCTCAGCGAAGTGACCCTTCTCCTTCACTTCCTCAGCGCGCTTGCGCAGAGCGGGAGGGAGCTTGCTCATGTCACCATATTCCATCTCACCGTGATCGGCACCGCCAGTCACACCGGAGGGACCAGTGATCTCTGCGGGCTCGTCATCCTCGTCGGAGTCGAAGGCGCCGGGTGTGAGAGCTTTCTTGCTGGATTTGGGCTCGCCACGGTAGGATTCGCCGTGCTCCTCAGAGAACACTCCACCGGACTTCATGCTCGTTTGGTTGGTGCCACCCTCGTAATCACCGGAGAGGATCGCATTCTTGCTGCGTCCCTCGGCGTACACGCCCTTCTTGCCAGTCACCTCAGCGGGTTGAGGCTCGCCGTAATCGGCCATCACCGAACCAGGGACGCCACCGCCATGCGACTTGGGCATCTTCTCGCCGCCCTTGATGTACATCACGCGGGCTTCCTTGGCTCCCTTGACGTTCTTCACCTTGGTGGCGAAGATCTCGTCGTCGGGCATCTCCTCGGTCTCAGTGGGGACCTTGGTCTGACCGTCAGCGCGGCCAGCGGGGTTGCTGCCGGAAGCGGTCTCTGCATCGTTGACGCCGTAATCCACGTCGTCATCGTACATGTCGTTGTTGTACATTTGGTCGCGACTCATTTCGTCGTACCTTCCTTCATCGTCAGGGTCAACATAACGACCGGTCTTGCGGCGGTCTTCTTCGATGGCATTGTTTTTGGCGGGAGGGCGACCAGCGTCGTGCTGTTCTCTGCCAGTGGAGATGTTATCGCGACCGAAGGTCGCTTTCTCGGGAGTGGTCTTTCCGGTCTTGTAGCGATCGGCCTGCTGCTCGCCGCTCTTGGCGGTCTCGTAGCGGTCGTCACCGTTGTAGCCGGGGTTTCCGACTTCCTTGTAGTCTACTTTGCCCGGCTCCATGCGGGGATTCCGCATCTTCGGGTTGTTGGCACTGCGCTCTTCGTGATCAGTGTGCATCTCGTCTTCGTCTTCACGATAGACGTTCTCCACCACCTGAGACACTTGACCGTGCTTAGTGCTTTTCTTTTTACGGCTGATGCCTGCTTCTTCCATGTAAGTAAAGTCCTCTTCTGGGAACTGGTCTTCAAGATCCGCAACAGACCGAGCGTTGTCCCCACGACGAGGGCGTTCGGAGAAGTTTGCAGGGTTTGAGGGATTTTCGATTTCAGAGGCGTTTTCCTCTGCCTCAGCGGTCTCCGCGGAGGTATCCTCCTCCGCCTGCTCTTCCGGTGTTCCCACGGCGTCCGCGACTGCGGCGCTCATCTCACTCCTAGCGAGGTCGAGTTTTTCCTTGAGCATTTCAAGGGGACTCAGATCACGAATGAGGGTGGGACCGAGGTCCTTGTCAAACACCGACATCGGGTCGAGCTTCACGGCGAAGTCGTAGACTCCGACACGTGAGTCCCACTCGGCGAAGTTGAAGGGTTCGAGACCCTTAACCGCCGGTGGAGCGGCACCGAGCAACGCCAGGTGGCGTGCGGTCCACTGACCGGGATGGGGATTGATTTGGGAATCGGGAGAGTAGAAGGAGATGGAACACTTGCGATAGTGTCCGTCCTTAACCAGATCCTTGGCGACGTCAGTGAAAGCGACATTCGCGTACAGGTTGTCACCCACACGCTCGAAGCCCTTGATCCACCCGTAGGATGGGAGGCTATCGGAGTCACCCTGATGTCCAAGCACCAGAGGTGCTTCGTGGATCATGGGGTCGTAAGATTTCACGACCTCGTCAAGGTCTTTTGTGCTGAAGCTTCGGGCCACACCCTGCGCTGACGTTTGATCGCCAGACTTAAATACGTGAATTCTTTGTGTAAACATTTAGATGTGTCTAACAGTGAATCCAGAACGTAACTTTCGTAAAGGATCACGAAGGCATCTTTGAAGTGATGCATATGGGATAAGTCCGCTACGAACTGCCGCTTTAATAGTCGGGAACACCTCTTCAACACCGTTTGGATGGGTGATTATGACGGGTTTCCCGTGTTTTTCAGCGCAGGTCTGTCCGCCTTTCTTCACCCACTCTAATTTTGGTGCTGAAGGATCAAAAATCCCAACCTCATTTTCGAAAGTGCGGCGGCCAGCCTCAGGTCCATTCTTTAGTCCCCACTGACGTGAAGACTCTCGATTACACTGAGGTCGGCCCGCAAAGGGGCACAGATTGTAACATTGACTTTTACCAAACCACATATCTAGAAGTGCTTGCTCTAAAGTGGGTTCGTGGTCATCATCTTCAAACACTTCCCACTCAAAAGAGTTCGGATCCTTTCTAAGTGCGTTATGAAAGGGGGTGTTACGTTTGCTTCGTAGGTGCTCTTTTTGTCTTCGTTTGAAGTCTAAAGAACTCCCTACATAGAATTTCCCGTTGTTTGTGTTTGTGGCTTTGTAAGTGAACATTCGGTCTTTTTGAGGGTGAGATCTTAGTCTCCTCTGGTGGTTTACCGAAAGAGATGTGGGGGTTTTACCCTTAGTGTAGCCGTCACCTGGTCAAGTTGACCACCTTACTCTTCATCTTTATCGTCACCAAAGATTTCGCCGTAGAGATCATCATCATCTGAAGATTCTGAAACCGCCTCATCTTCAGTGATTTTCTCGTCACCAAAGGGTTTTTCGCCATCTTCGGAACCAAAGATCTTATCGTAAAGATCACCATCCGCTTCTGGATCATAAGATTCAGGCGCATCTTGTACTTGATCCGACTGAGGCGCCGCCGCTTGGAAATCCTCTTCATTGGCGAGATCCACCTTGAAGTGATTTTCGATCCACTCACGTTTCGGCTTATATCCGGACTGAATCAGGAGGGACACGTCGGCCATCGTGAGCTGCGACTCCTCGAGTCGGAACTGACGGCTGATAGTCGGCGCCTCAACATTCACACCAAAGTTCAGATCGACGATCCAGCGGATCAGTGTGTCACTGAGAGTCTGCGAGATGAGTTGCGAGAGTTCCGAAGCGCGGACGACACGGACCATGTTCGCCACCTGGGAGGAGGCACGGCTTCCTGCTTCCGCCTCACCCGCCTCGTCCTCACCACAGATGAGGAGGGAGATCTCCTTGTCGATGTACTCGATGAGGTTCATGAAGATGTCCGCGGAGCCCGATGGGTTCAGGAATTCCAGCTCGTAACCCTCGGGGAGAATCATCGCCGTCTCCTGGCTCAGATTCGATAGGTGGTCATAAAGCGTATCAATCTCAACGTTTGAAGCTGACAGTGGGGCTTTGGCGATCGCCGTCGGTGTAGCGTATCGATCACCGTACAGCACGTAAGATTCAATAGCGCGGCGACGGAACTTAACGATAGGATAGAGAATGCGACCAAGACCGGTACCATACGGATCTCCAGTGTGGGATAACCAGTAACGTTGGATGATGAACTTACGTGCGGGAAGCTCGATACCCTCGAACATGCGGTTGAAGGTGAGCAC